GCCGGTAGTTCCGGGGGATAAAGTTCCCCCGGTCCCCCTTTAAATGGCAGCCTTGCGGCAATGAGGGCGACCGCCGAAGTACCAGTTCAGACTACCCGTACCGCTGATACAGGACCGGTAGAAAGGGCCGGCACTCGCACCGTTGTACACGTAAGCGCCAGAGAGCACCAGCGTTCCTCCTTCGGAGGAATAGTAATAGTCTCCGACGTAGCTGTCTGCTCCGCCTCCTACTTCTACCGGCATTTCGTACTCCGGATGCAGGCTGTCGAATCCCATCTTTTTGATGAAGCCTTCATTTGTCGGGCATACGTAGCCGAGCTTCTGGTAGTCTCCGGTGTATGTGTCGTCCGCGTAGCTTGCGCGTTTATTGCAGCAGTAATGCTGGCGGTTCTTGATGTTGACTCCGTCACGGAACTGCCACATGTTGCCGAACCAGTCCTCGATCCATAAGAAACGGACCGCACGTCTTGAGCCGAGCTTTACGCCTGTTGGCCCTTCGGGATCCTCCAGGCATCCGTTCGGACTTCTCATGGCTGTGGTCTCACCGGTGTTCTGAACGCATGACCAGATCACGTTGCCTTCTGCGATATCCACTGGAGGTCCGTCGAAGTAGATTTCTGTCGCTGCCTCCACCTCTGTGGAAGTTTTAAATTCTGTGATTGTTCTGCCCCATACGATACTGTGGTTCCAGAGAGCTGTTCCGATGGCGATCTGCTGGCCTGCGAAGAACTGCGCAGCTCTGTCGCTTGCGATCGTGATGCAGTTGGTTGCCTTCTTTGTTTTCAGAGCCTTGTCGTCTCCATTCTCTCTGAATCCGGTACGTCCTGCGCCGAGGATTCTCTGTGCCTGGGTTCCTGCGAACATGATTATAAATAAATGGTCGAGCAGGAACATGTTCCATACGTCGTCAAGCTGCCAGCCTTCTCCTTTGTTTCGGCTGCGGGTTCTGAAGGTTGCCCTGGTTACCTCTGTGAGCGGTGTCGCTCCGGCAATCGAACGGATGACGTCCTTGGCTCCTGTGGCTGTATCTTTTCCTGCGGATCCGTTGAAGATCGGGATGTAGATCTTGTCGCTGATGCTGCTTCCGTCTGTGAATGCAGGGTTGACATGCAGGCCATCTACCGGTGCGGATGATACCCAGCGGTATTCCCACTCTACTCCGTCGCTATCCGTCTCAAAGTAGCGGGATGTGTAGCAGAGCGGCATTTCCAGCATGACGTCTCCGTTATCTCCGGTCCAGGAGAAGTTGGCGTCTCCCAGGTATGCGGTGACTTTTCTGTCTTCTGAAAGGTTGCACGGTCTGCAGGCATTGTATGGATATACCGACTTCATGAAGTCGTTCTGGACGTCTCCGGTTCCGACTGCTGCCTTGGCTGTAAGGCCGACAGCTCCACCGAGTCTTTCCCAGCTCTCTGCGCCGCAGCTCTGCTGGGCGACTTTCTTTCTGGCTCCGTATTTCTTCACGGCCGCCTGCTCGATGATGGTTACTCTGTCCGCCAGCGCTTCCAGGTCGCTCTGCAGTGCCAGGCCTCCTGCGGTCACGATTGTGACGCTTGATGCGTTGGCTACCTCCAGATAGTAACTCATGGAAATGACGGACGGGATCACGCCATTGTATGCTGGCATGTAGTCGCTGGTGCTTGCGGTTGCGATGCTGTATAAGATTTCGCCATCGTTCGGATCCTGTGCAAAGATACCGAACTCGCGGATTTCATATCCTGATTTCAGGACGTCCGTGTCGCTGGTCTTATTTGTGATCGCTACCTTCAGAACGAGTGTACTTCCGTTCTGGATCTCTTTGCTGTGGATTGGCAGTGTCTGCACTGGTGCCTTGAGTGACGTTCTGGTGTCTGTTGCCTCTCCGGAGCTGTACTGACCGGATCCGGTCTGCGCCTTCGTGATCTTGATTGTGCATTTGCCCGCCTGGGCTTTTGCCAGGAGCGCTTTTCCTTTTGTGGTCAGTTTACTTGGATTCCAAATAAGCATTGATTTATTCCTCCTTTATGACTGTTGTTGTCTGATAGTCGATGTTTGCTCTCATGGCTGCTCTTTCGCTTTGTGAGAGGTCCGCTTTGCCGGTTTCTGCGTTCAGCGCGTGGGTGCTTTCCTCTGATGCATTGGCTGGCCCGACATCGATGGTGCCGGATGCCTCCGTGGCTCCCTGATTATCATTCAGGACGTATGTGCTTCCTTCGGTACCGGTTGCACTTGCGATAAATGCTCCGGCCGTAGCCTGGACGTCCCCTGCTGTGGTATTCAGAGCGTAGGTCTCTGTAACCGGTGCGGCGACTGCTGCCACGTTCATTCCTTCGGTTGCGTCTGTATCTGATATCTCGTGATTGCTCACGGTGCATTCATTTATTGCTGTGATGCAGGTGGCCATGGTTGCTGCTGAGTGGAGTTCTCGCAGCACGGTCACCCTTCGAATATGGGACTTTGAATTCTTGACCTTTTTAATGACCGAGGTCAGCTCGTTGATGATGTCCTTTGTCATCAGCGCCTCCGTCTCCACATCGAATGTGTTTGCTTCGATCGGCGGCTCGGTAAAGTCGAACCACTCGATCAGTCTCGCATCGCCTCCGAACACTGAGGCGATCAGTTCCTCTGTTGCTTTGACCGTTCCGGCTTGTGTGTACCACTTGAGCGTGTTCTTTATGATTGAGCGCTTTGTCTCGATGTCTGCGCCCTGGTCGTAGTACATGGCTCGCATCTCCACGGCCAGGTAGTCCAGCGTGGATTCTGCCAGGTGGTCGATGTCACAGGAGCTGCCTACGCCTGCAGCTTTTTCCAGCATTCTAATAATTGCCATGTGCAGCGCGTAGCTTATGCTCTTAAATTCCGGACTTGTCTCATCTGGCCAGAGGTCTGCGAGTTCTCCGTTTCTAATATCAATCATCCTCAACACCTCCGTATGTCACGTTCTTGCTTGTGCAGTACGCGATGGAAGTGCCGCCGATCTTCTGAAAGACCGGACTCTTAATCTCTACCCTCTTGGCTCCTGCTGCAGTCACTCTCTTGATCAGCTCCGAGCTGTTGATGTCTCGGCCGATCTTAGACTGCTGCCAGGTTACGAAGTCATCCACTGCCTTGGCGACCTCGCTCTGGATTGTTTCCACGGATCCTGAATCTGAAGAATTGATATAGTAGGTCAGGCTGATGCTGTAATTCACCGCTGTTGGCGCCTTCACGACGACCTTGTCAGTCAGCGGCCGGATGTTCGGATCCGTGATGTACTTCGTCAGCCCTGTGATCATCTCCTGGCTTGGGATTCCGTTGTCCATCAGGAATACGATGTCTACCTCGCCTGGGTTGTCACTTGAAACCTTGACGTCTGCGATGGTGCTGTTGTATGTCTTTACCCAGTAGATATATGCTTCCTCGGTTCCTGCCGTTGAATAGCGGGACGGTGCGATGTAGATTCTGTCCTTCAGGGATTCGTCGCTCTCCGGATCCGCGCCGCCATCTGTTTCCGTGATGTTGGTCACGCTCTCTATGTACGGGATTGGATCCACGAGTGTCTGAATGGCTCCCTCATGGATTCCATTCAAATCTACGCCAGTCTCGATGGAAGTGCAGGCCACGTCGACTGTGGTCTCTCCTGCTTTAATCTCCGCATACTCATCGGTCGTGAAGTATGCCTCGCCATCCGTGACTCTGGTTCCGGCCGGGATTGCTATCGCTCCGGTCTGCGCCTCTGAAAGTGTGAAGCGTATCGTCACGGTCGCTGGCTTGGCAGCAGTTCTCTCGATGCCCTTGAGCGCTGCCAGGTTGTCCAGGAAGGCTCCGAACGCGTACTTGAGAAGGTTCTGCTTTCCGGCTCTATCGACGTACATGTACATCTGGTAAATCTGCACGCTGCAGGCGTATAAGATCAGGGCGATCGGTTCGCCTCTGTCCAGCACGGTTTCTTCTCCGGTTTCCTCCATGTATTTGTCCTGGTAGTCCTGGAGCATCTGCTTCTGGATCCCATCCAGGTTGATGTCGTCATCGATGAAGCTGACGTCCGGGAGTCTCTCGATCTGTTCGATTGCCATGCTCTTTTTACCTCCTTCCTAAGTAAATATCTAGCTCCAGCACGCCTTCTTCGTCCTGGGTTCCTT